TATGTGGAGTCGTTGGGTTCGTTTCAGATGTACAGTACAGAACTTCTTAGACGACGATGGATACTCAGAGATAGATAACGTAGATGTTGGAATTTCCGTACCATTAGAAGAAGACCCAAATAAAGTAACACCTATTAGTAACGATCCAGATAGTGTAGCTGTACCTGAACCAGGTATCAGACTAGACAGAAATTAGGAGTGATTATGAATAAGAAAGTTAAGAAAAAAGTAGAAGAAAAACCTGCTATTAAGGAAAAACCTTCTATTGATGAGGCGGCTTTAAAGAAAGAAATCAAAGCCATGGAAATGAAGAAACGTGCTGACACGCAACCAAAAGAAGCTACTCCTAAGAAAGTAAGCTTCGATGCTTGGTTTCATTTACGTAAAGCTAAGATTCCGGTTCATCATCAAAAGGAAATCATTTGGTCATACTTTAAATCTAGGGGCTTATCTAAGCAAGAAAGCATCCAGAAGTATGATAATGAGTTAAAAAGATACGGTATTAAAATATAAACCTAGCTTTGTGAATGTGTTATAATAATAAATTAGATAGCATAATAAATAACGAGGCTCATTCGTAAAGGAGACACACATGGCTATTAATGTAAGTTTCAATGGGGCTACTATATACAAGCCTGGCGCTTACAGCAAGATTACTATTGATCTTGGTGGGGCATTTCCACTAGGACCTACGGGACTAGTTGGTATTATTGGAGAATCTACAATCGGTCGTCCTGGTAGTGCTGAACAAGATATTGGAGATAATGTCTATACAGCTGCTCAGGTTCCAGAAATTATTGAAAAGTATGGATCAGGACCAATCGTCGACGCTTGTAATTTTCTATTTTCACCTGCAGCTGATGGTGCTATTCCAAATGGTGCACAAGCTGTTTACATTTACAAAACTAACGCTTCAGTTCAAGCTAGCAAAGCTTTAACAGAAGATTACGGGACTTTGAAGTCTTTGATCTACGGAGAAATTGGAAACAGAATTTATTTCACTAGCTCTCACGTTTCAGAGGTTGCTCCTGTAGTAACTGCTGATGCTGACTACGTTGCTAACGCCGCTGATGCTGGTATTAGTTTCACAGTGTATGTAAATGGTGCTAAAGAAGTTATCACTGTTGCGTCCGGTACTTATGCAGATGCTGCAGCCCTTGCAGCTGCCATCTCTATAACTGGTGTTACAGTTTCTAACTCGGGTGCGAAGTTAGTATTAACAGTTGATGCTGATGCAAACGCTCATAAAAATGGTTACGGTAAATCAATTGAATTAGAAGATTCAACATCTGGTGATCTAGCGAAAGCTGGTTTAGTTGAAGGGTTTACTGCTTCAAGTGTTGAATCTGCTGCAACTCTTACAGTTGAACAAAGAGCAGAATTAATAACTGAAGAAGATACAATTGGTGGTAACATAATTCTAACTGGTAGATATACTGGTTCTGGAACTGCTGCTTCAGTGACAATTAATAAAACTAATGATGAAGTTAAGTTAACAGTAGATGCTGTTGATACGGTTTTCAAGTTAAGCTCTTACACAACAATTAAAGAATTAGCTGATGATCTAAGTTCAGAAGCTGATTGGAGTTTTATCCTTCCATCTACTCTTTATAATCAAGTAAGTGTTCTAGCATTAGAAGATGTTTCAGCTCTTTCAGCATTAACTGGTAATGATAATTATCCAGTTAGAGTTAAGAAAGACTGGTTTGAATTTAATGAATTCATCAACAGTTCAAGTCTTATCAGTCATGAGGTTGCTTCATCAAGTCCGAGAATAGTCGGTCTTCCTGCTGTTCAAACGGCAGTTAGATTTGCTAATGGTGCTGTTGGTGCTTCAGCTGGTGCTGATATAACTAACGCTCTTCTAGCTTTTGAAGGAATTAGATTGAATGCTGTAGTACCTCTATTCTCTAGAGATGCTTCAGAAGATATTTTAGATGGATTAACTGACGATTCATCTTCTTATACGATTGCTGCTATTCACCAAGGTGTTAAATCTCACCTTAGCAAAATGGCAACAACTAAGAATAGATCTGAGCGTCAAGGTTATCTATCATTTAAGGGTTACTTCTCGACTAACAGCACTGGATACAGTTCTGGTGATACTTGTCAAGATGTTGCTCAAAACTTGGCTTATGGACGTCTACAACTTGCAATCCAAGATGTTAGAAATACTGATAGTCAAGGAAACATTAAGTGGTTCCAACCATGGGCATTTGCATGTCATTTAGCTGGTGCACGTTCTGGTTCACCAATTGGAACACCACTTACTAACAAATACATGAATGTTGCTGGTGTAAGACATACACCACAACCAATGAGAACAGCAGAAGCTGACATTGTTACTGACTTTGATCCAAGAACTCAATACGAGCAAGGAATTCAAAACGGTATCACTTTCATGGAAATCCCACAATCCGGTGGATTTAAAGTTGTTGTTGACAACACTACTTATGGTAGAGATGGAAACTGGGTATGGAACCGTGGGAATGTTATCTATGCTGCTGACATTTTGGCATTTGATTTTAGAGATCAATTAGAAAAGATTTACGTAGGTGTTAAGAATACTATTAACGCTGCAGAAGTTAAGTCTACATGTGAATCTATTCTAGCAACTTACTTAGCACAGGGAATAACTGTTCAATCCGACGATGCTCCTAACGGCTTTAAAGGCTTAGTAGTAAGAATCGAAGGTAATACAATTTACATCTCTGTTATTGTTAAGCTAGTTGAAGGTATTGATTTTGTTCTTGCAGATATCACTCTTCAAAGAAAGGTAAGCGAAGCATAAAACAAGAATGGGCCGGCAAAGTCGGCCCTTTTCTAACTTAGGGGTCAAATATGAAAGAATTCATAGATAAGATAAAGATTCTTAAGGAAACTATTGCTGAGCTTGGCAAGTGTGATGGACTCACTGAAGAGCAAGTTGAAAAACTAAACAAAGCAGTTGTATCCTTAAGGGAATATAAAGCTAAGAAGCAAAAGAAGGCAGATAAAGAGTTTAATGAGAAGATGAGAGCGATGGGTAGTGATATCCAAGGTCAAATTGATCAAGCTATGAGAGAAGGCGTTCCGGCTGAGGGGAATTTTGAAGACGAAAAACCAAAGAAAAAGAAGCCCAATCTCAAACTCGTCAAGGCTCTAGAGGAAGCAGGTTATCGCGAGTCCGCTCTATTGTTGAAAAACTGGGGAGAAATGGACGTAGTCGCTAAGCAAATGGCAGATGACTTAGAAAAAGGTAAAGATGGTCCAGCACAAAGTGGTGGCCATAACTTTAAGTTGAAGCCCGGAGGTTCTAAAACCCAATGGGGAACAAGCTCATGGGTTAAAGAAGCGGATGAAATGAAACGTAAGTCAAAAAAGATGCCAGTAAAGGAATTCAAACCAGGCGATCCTGGGTTTGATGAGCGAGTAAAGGACCTAAAGAAGAAGTAAGTATGAGCCTGACGTCTTCATATATAAGCCCCGCAAATGCGGGGCTTTTTATTTAAGTGAAAATGTGTTATTATTATATATGGTGACTGTAGTCACTTAAAATTCACGGTATGTGGAACCGAACCACACAAAGGAGTAAAACATGGCTGGAATTAAACCTGCATTTGTAACCGGTGCAACCGCTAAGATTAAAGCGGGAAACATCACTTTGGCATACGCACAAGACGTGTCGTATAACGTAACAATAACTACTATCCCTATTGAGACAATGGGACGATACGAAGTTGTTACTAATGAACCTGTAGCTTATTTTGTTGATGGCTCATTAAGTGTTATTCGCTACACAGAAGCAGCTAGAAACATGGACAAAACTAACCCAACTGGCGAAGGGAATGGAATTGGTAAATGGAATTTAAACGGAAACGCTGGTGAAGGTTCAAAAGGGGTTAACCCAGGGGCACTTATCGCTTCTGAAACTTGGGATCTTGAAATATTCCAAAAGACAGACGAAGGTGATGTTCCTGCAGTAGTTAGACTTTTTGATTGTCGTTTCACAAGAAAAGGTGGAGCCATCAATAAGCGTGGTGTATTGGTAGAACAATATGCATTTAATGCTATCTTAGCTGACGATGATAGTTTTGACGGTTCACGCTCTGGTGACATCGATTTATCTTAATTTAAAACAACGTAGAGGTTTATTGTGGCTGGACTAGCACCCTTTTTTCTTACTGGCGCTAACGCGAAGATCAAAGTTAATGGCGTCACACTAGCATTTTGCACAGATGTCTCCTACACGGTCACAGTTAATCATACTACACCTCAAGTTTTAGGTATGTATGAGGGTTCCAGTGTGGAACCCTTGTCATATCGTGTCACTGGTAGTTTCAGTATAATTAAATACACAGCTGATGCTACATCAGATATCCCCGGTCGCGACCCTGATGGAGTTAGCGATAGAGGTAACGGTGTTGGTAGCTTCACTAAAGAAACCAACCCATTAAAAAAATTTGTTAAAGGATTTGACATTAAGAATGGAGCAGACGCCCGAACTGATCAATCCTTAAATCCAAGGGAGTTAGCTAAAGCGTCAAGTTTTACATTTGAAATATTCCAAAAACTACCTACTGGTGCTCGGTCACCACAAAAAAGAGATGGAATTAAGGGATTTTTCGATAAGATAACTTTTCAAGCAGATAGTGCAGTAGATGCACTTCCAGTTGCTAAAATACGTAATTGTCGGATAACACAGGCAGATTTTAAGATAAATAAAAAGAATGCAGCAATCCAAACATTTCAATTTACAGCGTTGTACGTTGATGAAGATACATTTAGGGCTGATTTTTCTGGATTAGGACAGCAATTTGCTTAGGTAATATATGGCTGAATATAATAAGTTAAAAAACAACGGATTAGAATTAGGGGCTATCGGGCAACAGATAGGTGAGAATCTATTATCCAATGTAACTGGAGTCGTATCAGTACTACCTACAGCAAAATATACTAGTGGAGCTAGAGTTAAACTCTCAATTAATGGTGAGTTAGTTGGTTTCGCATTTGGTGTATCGTGGAACGTATCAACAACGGTTTCTGAAATCCGCTCAATTGATGACTACCTACCCCAAGAATTAGCTCCAAAACACGTATCAGTTACAGGTACACTCAGTATGCTCCATATTCCAGGTGAAGGACCATCCATCAGTGCGCATCAAAGTAACGTGTTGAATTTCTTACATCAAAAATATATAACCATAGAGGTTAGAGACTCAGCTACAGATAACCTACTGTTTTTCACCAATAAAGCTATGGTTATAAGTAGGGCTGAAACCATTCAAGCTGAGCAATTAGGAACTATTCAATTAGAGTGGCGAGCAATTGGATGGAAGGATGAATTGGATCCGACACCACCTCAGAGTAGAAAGAAGCAAGCTGAAGATAAAGCTAATAAGGCCAATTCTAAAATTGATGACATTACAAAGACTATTGAAGACGAAGTTTCTGAAAAGCTTAGCCGTGTTCGTGGCTTAATTCCGTAATTCTAAGTATAACCAATATATAATGTTTTAAGAGTATTATCTATAGAAGGAGAATATATGGATCTGCCAAACAATGAAAAAACATTCGAATTTGAACATGTTGGACTCACTACTGGTAAAAAATACGATGGTAAATTTACAGTTAAATGTGTTTTAAATATGTTTGATAAGCGAGAAGTTGAGCTTGAAAAAAGTAGATTAAGCGCTGATGTAGCTAATCCAACGAATCTCCTTAGTTCATTATCCCATATTTTAGCAAATCTAAGGGTTAGAATCATTAAGTCACCTACTTGGTGGGAGCAAAGTCTTGGTGGATTTGATATCTTAGATGAAGATGTTATCGTTGCTCTTTATGACAAAACCATGGAACAAGCCGATAAATGGTATAAAGAGCTTAAAGAAAATGCTGAAGAGGGAGAATCTGAGGGAAACCCCCAGTAGGAGAGCCATCTGAAGCGCTCTCCAAAATCGAGCAAATTCATGAAATTGTAAAAAGACATGCTCATGATGATATAACTACAGAGCAAGACTTTTTACTATTCTTAAGGCATTGGTGGTCTAAATATTATAGTAGGCCCCTCAAAGATCCTATTCTTGATTCCTACACTCTCGAGGAATTAACTTATGAATACTACGACAAAATAGAGCGTCAAAAAGCCATTGATGAAGCCATTGATCAAGAATCTGATAGAATAGAAGATGAAGCGTTAGAAGATAATCTAGCTTGGGCTGAAGAAGAAGAGCGTAAAGAGCGGGAAGCATATAAGCGACAAATGGAAGAAGAAAAAGCAGCTAATGAAGAATGGATGAAGCAAGAACTACAGAAAGCTAAGCAAGAATATGGCGATGACTATGGAGAGGACATTGACGTAGATTTTTCTGAGTAGGTAAGATATGGCAAAAAATGGTAAACCAAATCAAGTCGATTCAAACGTCCCTCCTGTTAATGGTGGTAGTGGACCTTTAGAAGATGTCATACAAAAATATGAAAGTAGTCAGGATCTCTTGTCTCAAAAAGAATATAGATTACAGAATCGAATTGGTGATGTATCTAGCAAAATAGAATCCCAACAAGATGTCCTCGATGACCCTAGTCAATCGGTAGCTAATCGAATTAGGGCCGCCAAAGATAAGGCAACTCTAGAAGAACTACAAGAAAAATTAGAGAATCAATTCGACACATTAGAGCGAAGTCGACTTCGTGGTCAAACTATAGGTCTACAGCGACAAATTGGAACCCAGATGCGAGAGCAGCGTTCTAAAGAACGTATTGGTGGAATGGTTAATAGACCTGATGTATTCTCGAGTGCTCAAGGTCAAATTGAGTTACCAACTCAGCAGTTATACGAAAGTGTTGCTCGTAAAAAATCTCAGATTAATCAATTAGGTTCTAAATTAGAAGATGTTTTTACTAGTTTAGAAGGTGAGCCATTAGATGATGATAGATTAAAACAAGTTCGCCAGATTGATCAGCAAATCGGTCAATTAGAAAAAGAACAAGCTATAAATACATCTGCTATACGTCAGCAGCGATCTGCAAAATTAGATCCCCAGGGACGATTGAGTAGAGCTGAAGAAACAGCAGCCAGAACTGGTTCTTTCTTAGAAACACGAGATATAATTTCTACTGCTAAACAAGGCGGTTTTGGATCCTTAGAAGAAGAAACTCAAAAACTATCGAAGATGTTTGAAAAGCTTCATGTTGGCATAAATAATTATCAAAAATCACTAGATGGAACTGTAGAAGATCAAAAGAAATACTCTGAAGCTTTAGAAGAAGCTATGGGTAATGTAGAGCGCCAACAAAAAGTTACTGACGCTGTTAGGGAGCATGGTGGTGGTGCCTGGTATGATAAATTAGGCAAAATAGCTGATGTTATGGGTAAGGCTATAAGTACTGGTAAAGAAGTTTTTGTTGATCAAGAAATTCAAAAAATACAGTTACAAGCTTCATATGGTAATCTGGTAAATCAACAATACGATAGAGGTCGTAGTGCTATCCGTGGTGATATGAGTGCACTACTGGAAGAGACAGTTGGACAAAATCTAATTAAAGCTGGTGCAGATAAAATGTCTGGGCGAGCACAAGCACTAGCATACGGTAGTGCCACTATGGATGCTATTAAAGGTATTGCCATGGGAGCTGGTGGTGTAGCTCTTGCGGGACCATGGGGTGCATTAGCTGGTGCCGGCGGTATTCTGGATGCATTTAGTGGTTTCGCTGCAGCATCTGAAGGTATTCCAGGTGGACAAGCAGGATTAGCAATAGAGAATGCCTTAAGGGGTTTTACTAAAGCCCAAATAAAGCTACCTGCTTTAGCTACACAAGCCTTCTATGATGAAAAAATGGGAGCCTTCACCGGACTTCAAGGAATGGGTAGTGCTTTACGCACCAATCTAGCTATGTTAACAGATGCCAACATGATCGATAAATGGTCCAACTTGGGATTATCTCGTGAAGAAAGACTAGAATTAATTCCTCAGTTAGTTGGAGCAGTTGGATCTCAAGAAGACATAGATTCAGCTATGACTCGGACGGCTGAAGCACGCCGTAGTCGTATATTAAGCGGAAATCAATTTACTGGATTAACTAATCAATTATCACAAGTAGGTTTAGGTACTGCAAATTTAGCAGACACTATGAGAGATGCAGTTGCAGCAGGTATGGATAACTCTAAAAATATTGCACAGATGGTTGGTGGAATAGTTCAATTATCTGCACGTGGCGCAGCAATGGGAATTAGTGGTGCTGGAGCTGCTGATTTAATGGGCACCTCCGTGCAACACTTAGTTAAAGCAGGGGTTTCTAAAAATATAGCCGCTATAACAGCTGCAAATAGTTTAGCAAACTGGAATAAAAATGCAACTGATACGTCTATGACTCTCGGTAATATAGTTGAAATGCAAAAAATAAGTGACATATTACCAGAGACTGATGCATACACTAAGACACGAATTTTAGGTATGGGGATTAATGAACAAGCTAATTTAGTTAAAGCCGCAAAAATACAACAAAGGGGAGCTAAAAATCAAGAAGAACAGAAGTTTGTTGATCAGCAACTAGAGCATGCTAGAGAGACTGGGTTGCCGGATATGGTTGGTGCTGATGGTCAATTTAAGTTAAATACAATTGAAGCTGCTGTGAAAGCTAATTTAGTTGGAACAATGATAAACACTGTAAGGGGGGATTTTAATTACGAAGACATAGCTGATAAGATTGTATCTGGCCGCCTTGATGAAATTGATCCTAAAGTTCTTAAGCAGTTCCAAAGTGCATTCTTTTTAAAAGGAATGCGAATTGGAGACTGGAATCTTAAGGGACCTAAAAAGGGTGATTTCCGTAAGGTAAATAAAGCATATAAACGAGGAGAAGGAACAGGTGTTTATAGATTTGGAACACCAGAATATGACGATGCCGTCTGGCAAGATCAAATATGGGGTATGGATGATGTCACTCAACTCTTTAGACGAGAAAAAATTGACGCTACGACACAATCAGCTGTATATGCATCTGGTGAGCAACTAACCGGTGGTAGTTTAGCCGGCATCGTAACATCGTTAGAAAAGATTGCGGGTAATATATCTATAGAGAAGATGACTGAGAAGTTTACCGAAGCAGCAAAAAACTTAAGTGTCCCCAAAGGGTTCACTGAAGGTGCAGAGACAATTAATGGCGCAGCTGATACGTTTAGTAAGGCAGTAGATGCATTTACTAAAAAAGTTGAAAAGACGACCGGTCAAAAGGTTGATTCTTTGGATCAAAACAATCAACACAATCCAGCTGATACTGTGCTCGGTATGCCGTTCATTAATGATAAAAATTAGGAGTCTATATGTTTATCGCTTTGATTTTAATAACTTTGTTTTTTGTAGTTGCTATACTGATGGGTGGCACGGGTAATCCTACGATAATAAGTAACGATACAACTAATAGAAAAATCAAAGAAATAGAATTAATTCAGAAATATAAATTTTATAAGGACTTTATAGATGGTAAATAAGGCGAAACAGAGTCGTAATAAGGTTGTAACCCACCATGCGGCCGTTATTATTTACAATTACACTGATCGCCTCGGTTCCGGGGAAGATAAGAGTATTGATGATCAAGCTGTCGATCAAATTATATTAAATACCACATCATTGATATCTGTAAAAACAACTAAATCTAAATCATCACCTATAGGTAATTTTGAAATTCACTTAGCTCCAACTAAAAATTGGATCTCAGCTATAACGCCTGGAAGTTGGTGCATTATATTAATGTCTCAGAAACCTATTACTTATAAAGATACCAAGGCTGCTACCGCAAAAGTTAACCCAGATAAATTTAAAATGTTGGGACGTATATCAGATGTTCGCTTAAGTTCAGCTGTTGATCTTGGTACCGGTACTAGAGAAACTAGGTATGTAATTACCGGAGTAGATTGGGCTAGTATATTCAATACAGTCCTCTATATTGATCCATTGGTTCGAGAAGATGATAAAGTTGTTATTAGTCAGGCGGAACGATTATTATATAATGATTTAGTAAAGCGCTGGACTGGCAAAGATAAAGATGGTAAAGTTGGTAAGGCATCCATAATGAGTCCTGCGGGTCTTATGCAAGAAATAGTTGGATTATGGGGTAGAACTAATGATTACATAGCTAAATTAGAAGCTAAAGCACGTGTTGTGTTAAAGAGTGATGCCATTTTACGTTTACCTAAAGAAGTTGCTAAATACATGCAGTTTGTAGATCAAACTAATAAGGTAGGTGTCAAGGTTGCTGACACTATAAGATTCAAAGGTGGCGTTTTAACTGATAACAATTATTATAAAGAAACAGGTTATGATGGAATAACTACTCCACAACCATCAGTATTAATTGGACAACACCCATTATGGTCAATTCTAACATTATTCTCTAATCCAGTTATTAATGAATTATATAACGAAATAACGTGGAATAATGGTAAACCTGAATTAACTTTAATAAAGCGAGTTAGACCATTCTGTATTCACGATAAGGATCACATCTTTAAGGATAAGGATGCTGTAAGTGATGGACAAGGGGCTTTCAGTACTGATATTGCCTCTAATTTAGTATCTCCATTTAAGTATGTTAACACGGTTGTGTTAGATAGTGTGGATATAATTAGTCATAATGCCGGAACTAATTGGTTAGATAGATTTAATTTTATAGAGTTGAGATATGATAAGACATTTGATCCAACACAGAAACAATTCGACACAATTATAAAAACTAAAGCTCAATTTCATGATAGAGGTTCTATTCAACGTGATGGGTTTAAACCCCGCTTTGAGGCCTCCAAATTTTTACCGACTAAAGAAGGTAAAGCTGTTGTTGATGTTCAAAGTCTAGCACAATATAAATACTTATTAAAAGAGTGGTATTTCGACACACACACTATGTTAAATGGTGTGTTGGTGTTAGTTGGGCAATCCGAGTATATAGCAGTTGGCGATAATATTAGATTTGATGCTAACATAATTTTTCCTGGTAGTAATTTTAATGATGCTCATCCAAAGAATAGTAAGACAGCCTATATAACTGCACATATTGAAGAAATTTCTAATTCCGTTAAATTAGTTAACAATGTTCGAGAATTTAGAACAGTGATTAAATTTGTTCGTGGTATCTTAACTAACGATCAAGGTGTGCCTATGCCAACGGCAACAGCAGGGCGTCTAGATGTTGATGCATCGCAATTAACGCCATCAGAAGAGCGAACTCGTAGATCCTTTGCGACTTCAACTAATAATGACCCTGATAAAGATAAACTAAGAGGTCGATAATGTATACAATATCGGATAGCTCAGTACACCGAAATAAGGCCTCATTTAGTGCTTTACATGATAAAGATACAAGTATCAAACTTGGAGTTGTTCGCGAGAACACGGTTATTGAAGATAACGGTATATTAGAAACCAGATATATGGTTGAAATTTACGACGGTAAAAGAGGTTTTACTGCTGTTCCATGTATACGTGGATCAAGATTTGGTGGTGTCTATAATTATGAAGAATACACCTTACGAGGATTTGATGTTGGTAAGGACAGTACTTCTTATGGTTCGCCATCTCTTTGTCCAGGGGATACGGTTGTTGTAGCTTACTTTCAAGGTGATTCTAGTCAAGGTGTTATCTTAACATGTTTAAATCATCGTGGTCGTCAAGAGAAAATTGAGCAACCTGAGGGTGAATTTGGTGTTGAATACTACTCCGAATTTAATGGAATAGAGACAGTAATTAATTCCGATGGAGAGTATACTCGAACCTTTAGGGGTCAGCCAACTAATTTAGATAAACTAAAAGAAGCACCCACAGGATCACCTATTCCGGCAGCAGAATATGATGAAGAAGTTGGAACTTCTTATTATAAGTGGGATAAGACTGGATCATGGGAGCTTAGTGATAATGCCACTGAAGATTTACAGTCAATTAAAGTTGATAAACCTAATGGTCAGATAATTATTACATCTGGAAAAACAACATTTACTATCGATAAAGCAGAAGAATCCTATTCTATAGTAAATAAGAAAACAACTTTTACATCAGAAGATGAATTCAATATTGAAACTAAGAAAACAGATATTAATTCTCAAGATTTAGTAAGTATAACTACTACAAAGATGGACGTTAAAGCCAAAGAATTATTCCAGTTGAAGGCCACAGATATAAAAACTGATGGTAAATGGGATATGAAAGGTGACATGAAGATCTTGGGTAAAATAGAGTTAACTGGCGATATTATGCAAACTGGTAATAATATTGTCACTGGTAATGTACAATGTGTTGGATTAACAACCACTGGTCCAGTATCTTTAGCTGGTGGTCAATATCCATTGATATATGATATTGTGTTAATAATTGGAACTGGTAATTTAGGACTACCTGTTATTAGTACTGCAACTGTACTGAAAACAGGTCTTACATTGGCGACATAAATGGCTGATTTAAAACAAGTTTTTTCTATGGAAGTTGAGCGTCGAAAAGGTGTTAATGCATCAATAGTCGCTGCAGCTGCTAGTATAGCGGCCGCAATAGCTCAATTCACTGAATTAAATGACGCTTATACTGATTCCCTTACTACGTCTAGAAATAAATTATTGGCTCTATATAAAGAAAGACGACATTACAATGGCTTGGATCCTGCAGTATACTCAATTGATGCAAGCGGTGTCGATACGTATCCATACTTTGGAGAAACAGATGCCATATGTAATCCATATTTTCCAAAAAGTAAAGTCATAGATGGTACCTTTGATGGTTTAGAACCTCTAGAGGCTCCAGTAGGAAGAAGTGGGGCTTGGGCTAGAAATCAGACGTACTCTCCAACAGAGGATGCTGCACGTGGCACAGCTTTAACCCAATTAAATGCTTACCCTGATACTTCGAATGAACCAACTGAAGAAGCTTGTACTGGTGAAACACCTGAAGGTTCAGGTACAACTGAGGCAACATGTATTGCTAACGGCGGTACTTGGGGTTATCCATCGAGTGGACCATCTGCTCCAGCTATTTTAACTGCAGCACTTAACCCATGGAAAACAGATATTCAGAGTATTTTAGCAGATGTTGATTCATCACAAGATCAGACATATAATAACCCAGTACTCGGTAGTAGTAGAACAGCTACACAATGGTGGCAAGATGTCATCGATGAGATTGATACATGCTTAGGATTACTACCTGGGGATCCAACTCCACCAGATCAAACTCCAGCGCCTACTGGAGCTTTGTTAACCTCCATTAATAACTTAATTACGTATGCTGATACTGCAATAGCGACTTTTGTCACGGCTAGATCTAGTGATCTAGGAGGACCAGCAGATACAGAAGAGCAAACCTTCTTTGGTGTTGTAAAATTAAGACTTCACCAAGTTAATGGATCACTATCTAAATTGAATGGTATTAAAGCTCAAGACGGACAAAATGATTCAATAATTGCCGATAATGAAGCCGCAATTAAAGATCTTAATGACCTAATTGAATCACTGTAATCCTAACTCCTTAGTACTTAATCTAAAATGCTATATAATGGATAGTAAGGAGTTTTTTGATGAGTGTTTTAAGTAGGGCTTTAAATACAGATGATCGTTTGGCATCAGCTTGGGATGAGCTGAATACCGCCAAAGATGATTATAAAAACCCTGATTACCCTATGTCCCGTTTAATCAAGCGCTTTGAAAAAGAAGTGTATGATATTTCATGGGAAAATTGGCATAAAGCGCTACCATATGGATTCAGATGGAGAGATTACACAGGTAAAGAAGTAGTTTTTTACTTACCATTAGCCCCCAATAATATTCAAATTACAACACACTTTGCTACGAATTTGATCCCGACTATGTACGGTACAGTAGAAGAGCACTCTGAGCAAAGATATTTCGATATAGTTATCAGTGGAACAACAGGTATAGCACCGAAACATTATCAGCCAGAAACAGAGGACAGTGGTACACGATATCGAGAAGCAGTTGGACGACAGTCTTTTGAAATAGCTGGTGGTTCATTATTAGGTGGATTTGCCGCTCGTACCGAACAAACAATTAGAGACTCAGTTAAAGATATTGTATCCTTAGGATCCGATCTGGGAATAACGTCTAGCCCCACTGAAGTATCAGGTATAAATGAACGACAATCCGGATACACAGCGTTTCATAATTTTTATAGATTCTTAATGCTATATAAAAAAGATGCTGCTTCTGGAAAAGCTCGTCGAATCAATAGGGGTAAACAATCAGCACATCCATTACAGTTTTTGAACTACAAAGATAGAAATCAATATGATGTCGCTATTTCCTCTTTTCAATTGGTTCGCTCCTCTGATGATCCAATGCTATATAATTACAATATTGTTCTTAGAGCTTATAATCTTAAAACGGTTAATGCCCCAGAGTATGTGACACAAGATAGGTATGATGATTTAGGATTAGGAGGTGTAGATAGTCAGAGTTATTTTAGTAAAATGAGTAATATTGCTAGTAAAGCTAAAAATACTGCATATAGAGGTGCAGCAATATTTAAAGGAATTGGTTCGTAATGAAAATTAAAGCTTTAAATTTAGATGTTGGCTATCAAGCAATCAACACTGTAAATCTATGGTATAAAATACGAGCTGATAATGAGTTAATGTTATCTGATATACCAGAATTAATTAGGTTACGTTGGGCTTATTTTCGCGATAACTGGGAATTTATTAAAGAAAATTACATCAGTCAATTAAATACATATATTGATCCCGGATTACTTAATAGTCATATAATTGCCTTTGATGAGTTTATTCAAAATCAGCGCACATTAGATGCTGGTAAAAATCCGTTGAGTAACCAGTTAGTACAAGATAAATTCTATGCAATCTTTGATACAACCCCAATCAATAGTTTAATATTATCGTATCAAGAACAAACTATCTTTGATGCAAGAGTCCAAGAGATAACAAATTACAGTAGAAGTCACTTTATTGCATTGCGCGACACATTAATACAGCAGCGAGATGATTTAACGGATTATATTAGTGCAACAGATGCGACATATAATGAAACATATAATAGAAGTCCAGCTGATGGTCAAGTTACTGCTACAACTCGCACAATAAACATAGTACAAGAATTTCAAAATGCCATAATGACTATCGATTTCATACTAGCGAATATATTCTCATTAGAATCCGCTACTGTTGATCCCTTTGCGTTAGCAAAATTAAACGCCAACAATAGTTTAATTAATATAGGGGCGTATACATCGGGGTATTTGACTCAATTACGATATCAAGAATCCTTGCAGGCTCTTGCAGAGCGAACACTTGGAGATCCAGATGCATGGATTAATATCGCTATAGCAAACGGTTTAAAACCACCTTATATCGATGAAGTAGGAGAAAAGTTATTACTTTTAGCATCAGCTGATGGAAATCAAATTAACATAGCAGCAACAGACTCACAGGGAAAATTGAATATTGATAAACTTTTTATCAATCAATTGGTTTTATTACAATCAGATACTCAACCATTTCCGGAACAACGAATTATACAGAATATAATAGAAGTTCCAGTTAGTGGTGAATTAATATTAGAATTAGATGGTGATTCAGATTTAGATAGATATAAACTTTCAGAAAGTGCGCACATTAGAATTTTTAAACCCAATACTATAAATAGTTCTTTTTATATACTCATACCAACAGATGAAGAATTGGAAACTGAAGATACTCAGCTAGATACCCCTTGGTTTTTACAATCTAGTAGTGAGAGTGAGAAACGTCAACGAGTAGATTTGGGACTTGATAA